GGTGGCAAGGTCGTGGAGAACGTGTGCCAAGGTATAGCCCGTTGCATTATTGGTGAACAAATGCTACGTATTGCTAAGAAATACCCTGTAGTCCTAACCGTTCACGACAGTATAGCCTGTTGCGTTCCTGACGAGCAGGTGGACGAAGCGCAGCGATATGTAGAGGATTGTATGCGTTGGACACCTGATTGGGCCGAAGGACTACCTATCAACTGCGAAAGCGGTAAAGCTAAATCATATGGGGAGTGCGAGTGAACCGTATTGAAACCCTACGGAAAAAAGCTGCCGACCCTGCATGTTCTCCATCGGAAGCGGCGGCATGTAGAGCAATGGCAGACAAGTTGGAAGCCCAAGAACGTGCTAGTCGGGCGACAAAACCTAACACAAAAGAGTTTGTTCGCGGAATGTATGCTAAACAACCGCATGAGGCCGCGCTCCCTTGGGTTAAGTTTGGAGTAACTATACACAAAGAGGAACTTATGCAGTGGTTAGCGATGCAAGAGGGAAGTGGATCAACGCGCAAGTGTGCCAAAGCAAGTCTGGGAAATGGTACGTGGAAGTAAACAAGTGGAAAAATTAAATCTTGTTGCGCCGTGGTCTTTTAGTAAGATCAGCCTTTGAGCAGTGTCCAAAGCAGTTTTACCACGAGAAGATACTCAAGCAGTATCCTGTAGTTGAATCAGATGCTATGAGATACGGCACTGATTTTCACTTGGCTTGTGAAGAACATGTACGTGACGGTAAGGATTTACCCGCGAAGTATTCCTACGCGCAGGGTGCGATGGATAACCTCAACGCCAAGCAAGGGCGCAAGCTATGCGAAGAAAAGCTAGGGCTGACCGCAGACTTAGAGCCGTGTGGTTTCTTTGACGATAATGTTTGGTTCCGTGGTATAGTAGACTTGGTAATAGTAGACGATGATGTAGCTTGGGTTGTAGATTACAAGACGGGCAAATCCGCTAAGTACGCAGACAAAGGGCAGCTTGAACTTATGGCCCTGACTGTGTTTGCACACTTTCCAAACGTACATACCGTAAAGGCCGCGCTTCTATTTGTTGTGTGTACAGCTATAGTAAAAGACACCTACCATAGAGCTTCCAGCTCAACATTATGGGAGAAGTGGCTCAGTAAGTATGGTAAGATGCAAAGTGCAGCCGATAACGATGTGTGGAACCCCCGAACAAGTGGGTTATGCAGACGCCACTGTGCTGTGTTAGAGTGCGTACATAACGGAAGGAATTGATATGGGATATAAGAACAAGCCCCGCCCGTATAAGAAAGAATACCAGCAGCAGAAAGCGCGTGGTGAAACCAAGGCTCGTTCCGAGCGTCAACGCGCACGGCGCAAGATGGANAANACAGGCAAGGATGCCAACAAAAACGGCAAAGCCGACAAGCGCGAGGGCAAGGATATCGCCCACAAGAAGGCATTAAGTAAAGGTGGCAAGAATAAGGACGGGGTAACTGTCCAAAGCCGTAAAAAGAACCGAGCCGCAGGGGGTGCTATGAGTAGCCCTAAAAGAAGAAAGTCCTAGGACGCGTCCTAGTAGGAGAACAACATGCAAATACTACAGGACAAGGCTCTGGTAATACCAGTAGTCCACCCAAAACAGATCACTTCTGTAATACCCAAAAGCAAAGAGTTAAAGGGTGACGAAGTGATAGTACACTGGGGCATAGACGAGGTACATACGCTACGTAGTGTAGGGATAAAGGCACCGTCTCCGATCAGTAGACGCTACAAATGGACAGGCCAGTACACGCCGTTTGACCATCAGAAAAAGACAGCAGCGTTTCTCACGTTAAATAAACGTGCGTTCTGTTTTAACGAACAGGGTACAGGCAAGACAGCTAGTGCTATATGGGCGGCTGACTACCTTATAAGCCAAGGCAAGGTTAACCGTGTGTTGGTCATATGCCCCCTATCTATTATGGATAGCGCGTGGCGTAACGATATGTTTAGCTTTGCAATGCACCGCAGGGTGGACGTTGCCTATGGCTCCAAGTCTAAGCGCAAAGCAGTTATAGAAGGTGATGCCGAGTTTGTAGTAATAAACTACGCAGGTGTAGAACTTGTAGAAGATGCTATAGCCTCTGGTGGCTTTGATCTAATTATCGTGGACGAAGCTACACACTATAAGAACGCACAGACTAAGCGTTGGAAAGCCCTTAACCGCCTACTACAAACTGATACGTGGTTGTGGCTAATGACAGGTACTCCCGCTGCACAGTCTCCGACAGATGCTTTCGGCCTAGCCAAGTTGGTAAACCCGCTAGGTGTTCCTAGGTTCTTTGGCGCGTTCCGCGATATGGTCATGTATAANTCTACTATGTGGAAGTGGGCGATAAGAGATACTGCAACCGACACAGTATTCAATGCGCTACAACCNGCTATACGTTTTACAAAAGAAGAATGTCTGGACTTACCAGACATGGTGTACGTGAAACGTAAGGTGCAGCTAACAACGCAGCAAGAGTTTTACTATGAAGAACTCCGCAAGAAAATGATTACCAATGCAGCAGGTGAAGAGATATCCGCAGTAAACGCCGCCGTGCAAATGAGCAAGTTACTACAGATATCGGGCGGTGCAGTTTATACTGATGACAAGGAGACAGTTCAGTTCGATATCTCCAACAGGTACAGCGTCCTCAAAGAAGTAATAGCAGAGAGCAGCAAGAAAGTTTTGGTGTTTGTGCCGTTCAAGCACACCATAGATTTGCTGACCGAAAAGCTACGGGCAGACAAAATATCCGCAGAGGTAATACGTGGAGATGTACCAGTACACAGACGTACTGAGATTTTCCAAAGGTTTCAAACAGAAGATAACCCTAAGATTTTGGTTATCCAACCTGCCGCCGCTGCACATGGGGTGACACTGACCGCAGCGAATACAGTCGTGTGGTGGGGGCCGACACCTTCACTAGAAACCTACGCTCAAGCTAACGCAAGGGTTCACCGCGCAGGGCAAACTCACAAATGTACGGTGGTACAGTTAGCGGGTTCTAGTGCCGAGAAACGCATTTATAGTCTGCTAGATCAGCGTATTAGCGTCCATTCAAAAATTATTGATTTATACAAAGATTTGCTTGACTAGACACACATTGTTAATATATACAAACTATTACTAACAAAAGACGGAGGATGCAATGACTGTGACAGTCGATAAGTTGACTAGGGCGTACATTAAGATACGCGAAAGACGGGCCGAGTTATCCAAAGAGTTTAAAGATGAAGACGGTGCGCTGTCTACTCAGTTGGATAAGATTAAACAGGCTCTGCTATCTCACTGCAAGGAACACGCAGTAGATAGTGTTAGGACTTCCGAAGGATTATTTTACAGGTCTGTTAAGCAGCGGTATTGGACTAGCGATTGGGAAAGCATGAACGCTTTTATCATGGAGCATGACGTGCCGCACTTCTATGAGAAACGGCTTAACCAGACTAACGTAAAACAATTCTTGGAAGAAAACCCCGATCTCGTACCCAGAGGGTTAAACGTGGATTCGGAATACACTGTATCTGTGAGGAAAAAATGACCCAAGATTTGAGTAAGATTGAAGACGTGGCAAAGCACTTTCAAGTGTCTGTGTCCACAGTACGGGCGTGGCTTAGACAGGGACGTATCCCTGATAGCACATTCATTAAGCTGAATGATACGTACAGGTTTAACATATCTAAGCTGCAAGACGCGTTGTTGGCTGAAAAGTATAACGATGGCGATGGGGAGCAGTTAGAAATGTTTACCCCCGAAGAAATGGGACCACAATAATGTCGGAACGCTTTAGCCGTATTAGCACAGGGGGCAACGTGTTTACGCTACCCGATGGCGATACGGCTACATCACTTGATGCAGTCATAGTAAATGCAGCGGAGATATCTCGCGCATATTACGAAGGCGTGTACGATAGGGATAACCCTACTGCACCTACCTGTTGGTCCTCAGACACAGATCGCCCTGACAAGGATGTACCTGTAGAAGATGTGCAAGCAGTACGGTGTATGGACTGCACCCAGAACATACGCGGTTCTGGTTCAGGTATGGGTAGGGCGTGTAGGTTTCATCAACGCATAGCGGTGTTATTAGAGGGTGAGTTAGGTACAGTGTATCAGTTGCAAGTATCTGCTACGTCTATATTCGGCAAACCTCANAACGGTAATACCCCCCTGCAATCTTATGCACGGCACTTGAGCAGTCACAACACGCGCTTTGCGTCTGTGGTTACTAACGTCTACTTTGATGTAGATAGTCCTGTACCTAAGTTATTTTTCAAACCTAAAAGGTCTTTGAACGTAGCCGAAATGCAGGACGTGGATGGCATGATTGACCATCCAGATACTTTAGAAGCGATAAATACGGCTATACTTTCTGCCCATATCAATTCTAAATCCCCGTTCTCAGACGAGAGCGGCCTTTAACTACCTTAAAATAAAAACCTAGGAGAACGACATGGCTGAAGCCAACTCTATGAGCCACATTATACGTGGTGTTATCGCGCAGTACCCCCGAGTTAACCGCACCTATCGGTATGACCCTGCCGCAGGGGAACGGGGTAAGTCTGTGCCGTGCGATCCATCTGACGATGGCGCGAAGTACGAAACC